GATCCACGGAACAGAAGCACGGGTTAAACCGCCATCTACTGCTCCAATTGCAGTGAGTATGGGGGTATCGCCTGGTTGATCTAGGTAAAATGCCTGTAGGGTCACACCTGCGATTCCATGACTGATACCCGACATCGATAATGGATTGGCATATCCACCCGAAACAGTATAGTCACGATATCCACCAGGAACAGTAACCACAAGATTTTCGCTTGTGACTCCGTCAAATACGATTACTCCAAGTGCATTGCCGAAGTTACCTGGATAACGAGCCTTGAAGAATGATACTGGTTCAATACCATTGTTTCCTGAGAAACCACCTAATTGACGGAAAGCATCTTCGTTTTCAATGGTTGCATGGGTAACACTGCCAATCCAGGTTATGCCAGGATCAGCAGAAACAGCATTGTAGTCACCATCCTGCACAAGACGGACAACCCTCAGATTGCTGGAGTACCGGAGGAAGTTCGATGCAGCAAGGAAGTCTGAATTGCCAGCAGTATCGAACTGATCAAGCGTCGGCTTGCCAAAGATTTCAGCAAGTTGACTCTCCGTGCTTACGCTCGCAGCGACAAGACCTGGACCCCAGTTGAATATTCCAGCCATTCCGCCTCGGTTGAATGCCTCTGGCTGAACAAACTGAGAAAGATCGATCTCAGAAACCTTGACTCCCGGACTTAGTTGGGTTGGGATTGGACTAGCCATTTTCTCTCCTCTTAGATGATCTCAGTAAATGCGCTGTCTGTTCTTGTCGCGATGAAGTTCAACTGAATGAAGTTGACGCTTCTTGTGGGCTTGATGTATATGTCTGCAACGAACTGATTGTTGTCGATCACTTGTGCTGTGTTGTTCGTTTCATCACAGACAACCTTGAACTCGGTGATGCCTCTTTGAGCCTGAACGCCGCGCAAGTATGGAATGACGAGATTCCTGAACTGAGCGCGAGTGAACTCATCGTTTAGTTCGAACAAGGAATATTTAGCCGCAGTCGATATAGCCTTCTCAAGCGTGATGAACAATCTACGGACATTGATGCGGTCGAATGCACTTGGCTTCTTCAACATGGTCTTGTCGCCGTAGAGGACGGTTCCCTCTCCGCTGAATGTCGCCACGGGATTCACACCCGCAACATAAAGGAGATCACGCGATGCCTGATCGGGGTTGAATGCCAACTTGATCACATTCTTGATCTGCCCGCGGCTCAGTCCTGCGGGAGAGTACCATGCCTGTGTATTGAACTCAGTCCTTGCACAAAGACCTGCTATATCGGGATTCAAGGGGATATAGCGGAAGATATCGTTGTACTTGTCGTAGACATACTTCCACCCGCTGTCCATCACAACATACGACGAGTTGATGTTGTATGTCTGATTTCTGCGAGTTACGATTGCCGAGGTTCCAGTGACCTGATCCTTGTTGAGAACATCTTCCAGTTGTGGAGAGACGAACAGGACGCAATCCCGTCGATCTGCGGCAATGTCTGCAAGCAGACGAACCATAGTAGAGTCTGCTCTACCCGATATCAGCAAGGAAATATCGACGTTGTCCCTGTCGGCAAACTTGCTATAACCACCGATATACAGCCTGTCGGTTGGTGTGGTTGCTGCCGATGCTCCGCTTAGAGAGAAGCGAGAGACATTTGCGGCTGTGTATCCCGTAGTGATGTCGGCAAAATCGGTGGATAGAGGAGCGGCTGCACTCGCACCCCACAGGGTTTCAGCATTGCCAACCCACACATAGTTGGAATTGTTATTGACAATGCTCTTGAAGTAGTTTGGCGCACCATCGTTGTTCTTGGCATCGTATGCCTTGGAGACATTTTGGAAGACTTCAAGAACGGTTCCTTCCGTTCCGGTGAAGTCCCCATCCTCGTCAACGACAACCACGTTTAGTTCGTCATTTGATCCACCGCGATTCGTTGCCTGTGTACTTGTCTCGGCAGTCAACTGAAATAGATCTGCATACTTGCTGCGGTATTTCACCGTAGCACCACTTGGGATGGTGCTTGCAACAAAGTTCTTGACTGTTGCTGTAAACCCTGTGGCAGACTCAACAAAGAATGTCTGTGCGAAGTTGCTGGTAGAGAATATCAACTTGTCATCCACCTCGAAAGTTCCACCGATAGAGGTTGTAAACTTGATGGTGTCTATGCCTACATTGGCTGTTGCAGCGGTCGTGAGATTTGCCTCTCCTGCTCCATCCAACACGATAACTTTGAGCGAGTTACCCAAAACTCCAGGATATTTCGCGTAAAATGGACGAGGAAGTGTTTCAGCGTCAAGAATGTCCTCATTGAGGAACTGAAGCCCCGTAGTACCTGCTGAGTTTGCATTCGTCTCATCGGAACCGACTACGCGAACCACGCGAAGGTCGCGGCTGTACTGTAGGAAGTTTGCCGCGCAATGGAAATCGATTCCATTGATATCGCGGAGGGGCTTTCCGAAGATTGCCACAAGTTGATCTTCATTTGTTACAGTCGTTATCTTTTCTGCTGGACCCCACTGAAACACACCGGCGATTGCTCCTGTTGCAGTTGCGACATTAGGAACGACCGTCGTGATATCAATTTCCGAAAAGTTCACACCAGGGCTAAGTTGTACAGGTAGTCTGCTCATTTGGTTCTCCCGATGAATCTACTCGGATATGTAGGATTTTGATTATTTGGAATCAATACCACCCAAAACGATCCGATTGTCTCTCGCGGAACCATTGGGTGCCATCGGACTCCGTCGTAGCGGGTTGGTCATCCATGCCATCGTCTATGAAGCCAAAGGGGGTCATCTCCTCCTCAAGTTTGTTGATGGTTTCCTGGTATATGTCCTTTCGGATATCCATTGAGGAAAGATCCTTGAAGTACGGCTGAGTTGACAGCCACCCAAAGAGTACAAGAGTCATGACAAGATCGTCGTTGTATCCAACCTCTGCCTCAAAGGAGTTCTTCTTGGCAACGAAGGCAAATAGTTCCTTGATGACATCGAAGTCCTGAATGACAAGCCTGTCTGCCTCGACAAGCGACTTGAGAATGGAGCAGCCAGACCTCTTGACAACCTCGGTGGTCCTTACACCGAACTGACTGGTGCCTGATCCAAATCCTCCGTCGAGAACCTGACCCTTCCTGCCTCGCATGGTGGATGACAGCAGGTTCTCGTACTCAAGTTCAGCATGGAGGACATCGGCAACCTGTCCACCCATGTCGTTGATCTCGACAAGCACATGGGCATTGTTGTACTGCTTTGCCGCAACATGGATGGCATTGGGAAACACCAAGGGGGACATGGTGTTGTTCCTGAAGGTAGCCACCAACTTGTAGGGGGCTGTCGTTATGTCTATGACGCTGAATGCCGAATAGTCCTGTCCTGTGCCGCGAGAAACATCGACCGTCATCACATAGGCGTGTTTTTCTTCTGGCTTGGCATAGACCTTGAATCCCTCTCCGTTCTTGAAGACGGGATCAACATATGCAAGGGTCTTCAACTTGGAAGGGGATATCAGGGTATGAACCGATCCTACGAAGTCACAATTGTGAGAAACAAATCCATTCGTGTAATACTGATGATCTCCTACCTCCAATACATCGAAGAGTTCTATTTCCCCCTCGACTATCGTTGAAGAAGACACTTCCTTGAGTTGATCGCCATGAAATACTAACGAAGAAGGCTTTAGTTGGTCGGCAACCATCCAACCAGAATCGGTTAACAATGGGTGATTCAACGAACAAACAAGTTTATCATCACCAACTACAAGTGATACAGAAGCATTCTTTTTGATCTTCCGTACACCGTGGAAAGGCATCCAACCATTTGGGGTCAGTATTTCTAGACCGAGGGCATTTAGTTTATGTTCTTCCACGATTTACCACTCACTATGTTGTATAGGTTTATGTTTGTCAATCCATAGTCTGCGAAATATAGATTTGAGAATGCTCGTTCTTTAGTCAGCAGTCTTCCATTCGGACCAGTTGAGCCAACGCAGTCTATGGGTGGATGTTCCTTGAATCGTTTTCTTATTTCACTTACAAGTTGCGGGGTTACTTTTGAGGAATGGATTCTACCTTTTCTAACTTCTCGGAATCTTCTTATTGTGTCTTCGGAAAAACAGCCACTCTTCCCTTTGTTCCATGTCGAAGTACCTTTAGGAACTCCACCTATTCCTTTTCTCTCATAGCCCGAGGCTCCTTCATAGTCTCCACCAGGAGATATGTTCCATCCAGTCAAAGTAGTATTATGTTGTTCTATCAACTCAACTTCTCGTCTCGATGCCACAGACACATCATCGAATGATTCAAGCACATGAAAGGAATGTGGCGATGGCTTCTTTCTAGCGTGTTGTGCTTGTCTTGTTTTCGGGTTGTTCGTCAGCCCGATGTATTTGATGCAATCGTCTTGTTTCAGGCAATAGAGGTAGATCATGTAAATATGTATAAATCCAACAAAGTCACACTCATTCCATTATGTGGTATAGTTCGGATATCTTGACCTGTGATATTTCACCTGTCTTTGTATTTCTTATCTGCACCATCGTATCCCCCGACACACATTCGAACTCTGTCCTAAACTGCTCCTCTGAAGTATTAGAGATAGTCTCCTGCTTCCATTTCTCATCCCTTCCAGGAATA